ACGTTTTTGTGATTTCTTTTTGGATTGGCGTTTATTTAATCGTTTACCGCCATCTTCAATTGGTGTATACCTCAATTGCGCCCCCGGCTCTGTCTGAAACATTTTTTCACCTAATTCTTGCACTGTAGAACTTGGTCTGGACCTTGACGTTGGTGTAGGCATTTTTTGAGGTCGGGCGTCTGTATCTGTTATCGATGTAAAAAAATAGGAACCAGTGTTAATCGATGGGGGTCTGCTTTCTGCCGTGTTAGGTCGTTTGGCAGACAACGAACGAAGGGGTTCTGCATCTTCACCTTCACTTGCTTGAGTATCACTATCGCCAACTATTCGCGGTGTAAGTTCGACGGATGAGGTTCTCGACCTACCATTCACATTTTTATTAGCCACATTGTCAGCAATTTCCGTTTCATCATATTTCCATTCATTAACATTTACATCTTCTGCTGCATTATATATATCGAGAACTTCATAGTCAGTTTCTGCTAATTCATCACCATTATTATCGGTTATGGTTCTAATTCTAGAATTTATGTCATCTATCAATTCTTGGTTTTTGACGGCGTCTTGGTCCAATCCATATAAATATCTGCTTAACACATTAAGAATGCCAGTAACTCCACTTCCTATTTCGTAAGGGTCTTCTATTGCATCAAAAACATTAAATAAACATTCAAAAACCATATTCGTTGTATTCTCATCTGCACTTTCATCAAAAATGGCATTATATTCCATCTGTAAACTGTTCAATTCGTCATCATCAGTTGTTCGCTGTAATTCATAAAATGTGTTTGTATCATAAATATTAACCGCATGTTCACCTGGAATTTCTTCGACAAAAATATTATCTCCATCACCGCAACCACCTGACTGTTTACGTTGCATTTTTACTTTTTTTACAGAATCAATCTTTGTAGTCGAAATGAGTTTTGGTGCAGTTTTTGCTATAATGCTGGCTAATGCGCTTGCAATATTTGTTTTTGTTTTATCGGTATTTCGTGCGAGTGATTTATTTGCAGCATCACACCACTCGGTTGCAGGTCCGTTAATATATGTTTTTACTTTTTCGACATTTATTTTCTTTTCATTGTATGCTTTTATAAATTTTGGACAATATTCACTTCCATGAATAGGATGATTTGCAATATCTTTCGCTATTGTTGTAATACCGTTTTGGTCAAGCACCCATTGTCCGCTAGCTTTATTAAACTTCATAGGTATGGTATTCGATTTCCATTTATTACAATGTGGGTGTGATGGGTGATAATTATATTTAAATTGGTCGGGATTTCCTTGGTTACTTAACATACCGGCTAAAAATGCGGCGACGATTGCGCCAACATGTTCACAGTCTCCGCAACCAGTGGTATTAATGTAACCTTTATCTTCTTGCCTATAATAATGCACTGGCAAATTACATAACCAACATGTCCCGCAATTGCCCATTTTTGTAGGTGTAAATGGAACAGACGTCATTCGTTTTTTCCCTTTTGTTTTGTCTAACACCATTGCCAAATAAAATGGACGTTTTAGACCATTCACCGCGGGGACATTTAATACTTCAGCATCAACATCATATGCGGCTGCACCCTCATTTCGTTCTTGTGCATTTTTATATTGGGTAAGACCATGTGCATCTTCATCTCTTGCTTTTGTACATTCGTCGTCAGGTTTAGCATTCTGTGTTAGTATTTCACGATATTTATTGTTCACATTGCATAATACAGTTGTTATAGCACTAATCGACATGCCCGCGAGTAACATACCAATTATATCCTTATATAAGGCGTCATTTGTAGCATATCCAACAGTTATTTTGTTCTTTGGCAACCTCGTTTCTTGTGACGAGCTGCTACTTGATGACGCGGCGGCTTTAACTACTGAACTAGATTGTTTACTTTTTGATTTATAATTTCGAAGACTTTCTGCCCAAATATCTGGTTTAAATCGAGCGGGAATGTTTCTTACACGTATACCGATAGAAGGTTCTGGTGGCATTTGTTCAGGTGGTTGCACTGCTGCTGCTGCTGCTGGTGTCACTTGTAATGGTAGTTGTTCAGGTGGTTGTACTTCTGTACTAGCACTGCTGCCAATAGATGACGTATCGGTGCTAAGTGCTAACGGTTTACTATTTGATTTATCAGTTTCCAAACTATATGCAGCAAATTGGCGGTTAGGGGTTTTATCACGTTTATCCCGACTCGCCATATGTTAAGTCTTAATTATAATATATTCACATATAAAAACTCGTATCCTTCAATAAAACACTATCTAAACCTCATTATATAACTCGATCACAAAATCCACATGTCATCTCCTAAAACGATTGGTCTGCCCAATCATATGCAATTGTCTAAACCTGCATTTCAAAAGATGTTGTTTATCACCAATGCATTGGAGCAGGGGTGGACTGTACGCAAATCGCAAGACTCCTATATTTTCACTAAAAAGCATGAGAACAGGCAAGAGATTTTTCAGGAGAATTATTTAGAAACATTTGTAGCATCGAATCTGTCGGTGGATTATGTGTTAAATAGTCCGGCATAGACGACCTGCCGCCGACCCATTTTAGACATTTTGAAATATCAATACTTGTAAACACAAATGTAATGATGTGAATTAATATATCGGGTTAATATGAATACGCAGACGTTTTATGAGACCCCCATAAAAATTCAAGGGAGTCTCGGGAATTTCGTCATGCGAATCATTTATTTAGGGTGTTTCCAAAAATAAAAAGGAATTCTTTTTATTTTTTATTAATTCATTTTCTCCAAAATTATTTTCTTTGGATACAATATAATCCATAAAATATGGCTGGTGGTTTGATGCAACTCGTCGCCTATGGCGCCCAAGATGTGTTCCTTACAGGAACCCCCGAGATTACTTTCTGGAAGGTGTCTTACAGACGCCACACCAACTTCGCCATGGAGTCTATTGAGCAGACTTTCTCTGGCCAGGCCGATTTCGGCCGCCGTGTGACATGCACAATCAGCCGCAACGGTGACTTGGCGTACCGCACCTACCTCCAGGTGACTCTTCCTGAGATCAACCAGGACATGAAGGGAAACAACGACGGTGTGTATGCCCGTTGGTTAGATTTCATCGGTGAGCAACTCATTGCCCAGGTGGAGGTGGAGATTGGAGGTCAACGCATTGACCGCCAATATGGTGACTGGATGCACATCTGGAACCAGCTTACCCTCTCCAAGGAGCAGCAGGCCGGTTACTACAAGATGATTGGTAACACCACTCAGCTTACCTACATCACTGACCCCTCCTTCGCCCCTGTGTCTGGCCCCTGCGCTGCCGGAGGACCCGCCCAGGTGTGCGCTCCCCGCGACGCCCTTCCTGAGACCACCCTTTACGTGCCTCTTCTTTTCTGGTTTTGCCGCAACCCCGGACTTGCCCTCCCCTTGATTGCCCTTCAGTACCACGAGGTGAAGATCAACATTGATTTCCGCCCCATTGGTGAGTGCTTGTGGGCCGTCAAGAGCTTGTCCGGCTCCTCCAATTCCCAGTCCATCTCCCAGGCCTACCAGCAATCCCTTGTGGCTGCTTCTCTCTATGTTGACTACATTTTCCTCGACACTGATGAGCGCCGCAAGATGGCCCAGAACCCCCATGAGTACTTGATTGAGCAGCTCCAGTTCACTGGTGACGAATCGGTTGGTTCTTCTTCCAACAAGATCAAGCTCAACTTCAACCACCCTTGCAAGGAGTTGGTGTGGGTTGTTCAGCCTGATGCCAACGTCGACTACTGCTCTTCTCTTGAGGGTGGTTCTCTTCTTTACAAGACCCTTGGTGCCCAACCCTTCAACTACACTGATGCTATTGATGCCCTCCCCAACGCCATCCATGCCTTCGGTGGTGTTAACGCTGTCAGCGGTGTTAACGGCTTCATTAGTGCTTCTGGTCTTTTCCAGATGCCTGGTGCGGCTGACTCTAGTTCTGTCAATGGTGAACAGCCTCTACAAGGTGGACCTGAACCAGTATATGATGAGGACCAGAGTAGCGCTGCGCCCTCCTCTTTGTCTGATGCCGGTACCTTCGTGTTGGCTGAGTCTGCTCTTGACATGCACTGCTGGGGTGAGAACCCTGTGGTCACTGCCAAGCTCCAGCTTAACGGCCAGGACCGCTTCTCCGAGCGTGAGGGTTCTTACTTCGACGTTGTGCAGCCCTTCCAGCACCACACCCGTGCCCCTGACTGCGGTATCAACGTGTACTCCTTTGCCCTTCGCCCCGAAGAGCACCAACCCAGTGGTTCGTGCAACTTCTCCAGAATCGACAACGCGGTTCTGCAGTTGGTGCTCTCCTCCGGAACTGTGTCTGGTGTCAACACTGCTAAGGTCCGTGTGTACGCTGTTAACTACAACGTTCTCCGCGTTATGAGCGGCATGGCTGGTGTGGCGTATAGTAATTAGGTTAGGGACAAAAGGTCGGGACCAACAAAACTAAAAATAATAGTGCATTTGCACATAAAAATAAAAAAAATATAACCTTATAATCATGTTTAATTTATAAAAAGTATAAATTAAATTACTAAAATCAATCTGCTTGTTTATTTTTACGATATGCAGCTAGTTCAGTTGCTCTCATTTTTTTGTATTCTTCATCGCCATAACGTTCTTTTAATTCCGCTCGTTGACGTTGTTTTTTTAAACGAGCTTCTTCTCGTTTTTCTTCATCGGTCTTTTTATTTTTGTTTGTTACCATATTTTGATTACGTTGATTTCGTTTTTTTTCAGTTTCTTTTGCACGTAACACTTCAATGCCCTGTTCGAGAATAATTTTTTCTCTATATCGTTGTTGTTTTAATCGGTTTTTTTCTATTTTAATTAAATTTTGGTTAGGTTCAGTTATATCATTATTTACACTATTTTCTACTTGTTGTATAATATCAAACACTGTTTGCTGAACAATACTATTTGATTCTACTGCTGATTTATGTACAATATTAAATGAATATATATCCATACACTTATTCAAAACGTCATCCAGTATGTAATTTTTTTTCATATAATTGCAATTAGCACAACATGGCTTTACATTGTCCAATGTATACCCCTTATTATTATCTATTCTGTCTATTCCGTTCAGGTGTCGCGAATTGCTATTCTTCCCGCATAAATAACAATCCTGGGTTATCAAACATAAATATTCATCTCGCGACAGTACAAAATCTAAATTCTTTTTTGACGCTCGATTCTTATATTCAATATATGATGCCGATGTATAATCTGGAAACATTTCCGGAAATAACCGCCCATTAATTCGACCATTATGTGTCAAAATATGTTCTACTCGACCGAGAAACGCATCTACTGACAATGACGCTTTCATGTAATTACACATGCTACATGCATTTACACAATTATCTGCGACATAACCAACACATGAGTTCATTCGGTCAATGCCATTAAACCCACGGTCTTGTATAATGCCGCAATAATAACAGTTTGCTTTTACAATTTCATCAAACTCGTCGGGTGATAGACCAAATTCGAGGTTTTTATCGTTTGCAGACCGAATGTAATTAGAATAATGAATTTTTATATTTTCCAGTCTATTCTGGTTGCTAATAACAACTTTTTCAGGGTTATTGTCTCGCCATTGCTTTGCATTTTCAGCATTTTTATTCAAATATTGGTCTACGTCCGCTTCTATCTGGCGCTGTCTATAATTCATGCTCTTCAATGCGACTTTTTCGTAGTTATTCTCATTCCATTGTTGTTTTACGACTTTTCGTTCCGGCTTCTGCTCGGCTATACGTGCTAGTTCATTGCGGTGTTCTTTGTCACGTTTCATATCTTGCAGACGATTTGCTTCTCTGCACGATGCACATGTTTTCGTTTGTACGTCATTGTGCCCGATAAATTGTTCTTCGTCCAATGTTTTACAACATGTTGTGCAAATCTGCTTATTCGGTTCTGGTGCAGTCGTTTTTTGGGCATATCCACGCCTAGCTCGGTCTTTTTCTCGCTCAATTACCAAACATTCTTCGCATGTAGACTTGGAATATTCTGCATCCAATTGTGCACGGCAACCACGTACGTACTGCTTGCATAATTTTTTGCCCAATGCAGCCGTTTCATCGACGAAAATGCACAATTGATGTTTCATGCAATAATTGTTCTCAATCGACCGTTTGGATTTACATTTGTCACTAGCACATAATACCACTGTTTCTTTTGCTGTTAGTGACGACTGTTTTCCGCGTTCTTTGCAATTTGAACACGTCTTAATTCCATCTGGCAAATAATACGATTTTTTACAGCCAGAACAAATCGTCTGGTTTGCTATCATTTCGTCTGTATAGTCAGACATATATGCGTGGTTTTTACAAAACCGCGAGTCATGTATTGCATTACATCTGCAACCATGACGATTTCTATCAATTGCGAGGCATTTCGACATTTTTATATGGATAAATTTCAAATGTTTATTTCATTCAATTTTTTGAAAATTTGAAATTTAGCGATATTCATATTATTGCTTTTTGATTATTGAAGCAAAAACCAATATAAAGAACTCACAATATATAATGTATAGAATGAGCATAGACATTGTAAATCTCATTGAAAGCAATCCAATTACCAAATTAAATGGTGATTACCAGTCAAAAATAGTTGAAAAGGTACAAAAACACTTTAACAATTATGAACAACAAATGTTTTTAGCCAGTTTTTACTGCTATTTGAAGCACGATAACAAGACCGATTTCGTAATCGACCTAGATAATGTGTGGCAATGGTTAGGTTTTAGCCAAAAGGTAAATGCGAAACGAGTATTAGAAAAAAATTTCACCATTGATAAAGATTATAAATTATTGCTCTGCCAAGTTGCAAAGCAAACAACTGACACCAGAGGTGGTCACAATAAAGAAATAATTATGTTAAATATAAAAACATTTAAATTATTTTGTATAAAAGCCGGGACAAAAAAAGCAGACGAAATACACGAATATTTTATTAAATTAGAAGAAATTTTACAAGAAGTATTGATAGAAGAAGGCAATGAATTAAAACAACAAATCCTTCAAATAGAAGACAAAAATAAACACGAATACGACGCCAAATTAGCGAAACAAAAAATGCTAGAAAGGGAAAAGGTATTGATGCAAGAATATGCGACGAGCGGTGCCCTTTTTTATGTAATCAAGGTAAAAACACATGAAAATGGCCAATATGTCATAAAAATTGGCGAGAGTCGAAGGGGAGTGTTGGGTAGATACAAAGAACACAAAATAAAATACGAAGAGTGTTTGTTGTTAGATTGCTTCACCGTTAATAAAAGCAAGGATTTTGAAACGTTTATCAAAGAACATGAATTAGTTAGGCGAAATAGAGTAAATGACCTCCCTGGACATGAAACTGAGCTAGAACTCTTTCTAATAGGAAAGAATCTGTCTTATCAAACTTTATTAGATATAATCAACACAAATATCAAATATTTCAACAACAGTGATACACATAAGTTAGAATTAGAAGTTCAACAACTAAAACTGATGTTAGAAATGAAAACATCGAATAACGACAACATGATAATCCAAGAGTTGCTCCAATGCGTAAAACAGTTATCATCTAAAATCGACAATCTAGAAAAAGTGAACCTAGATATCGTTTCCAAACTGAATTCCACGCAAACTAAAACAACTACTGGTTTCAACGAGCCGTTAGTAACGGTCGGCCCACGTCTCCAAAAAATCAATCCGGAAACGATGACTATCGTAAAAGTGTATGAATCCGTAGCAGAATGTTTGAAGGAACACAATTTCAGCGTTAAACGCCCAAGCATCGATAAGGCGGTGAAAGAAAATACCATTTACAACAATTATCGATGGGCTTTTGTTGATAGAAGTTTGGACGCGAATGTAATCCATGATGTTCCCCCTACCAAACAAACCAAGGCGCAAAACCTGGGATATATTGCAAAGATAAACGGAGAAAACACCGAGATTTTGAATGTGTATATCGACAGAAAAACAGCGGCGGTTGAAAATGGATATGCATCTTCATCTGCATTAGACAATCCTGTAAAAAATGCATCTGTGACAAACGGACATTATTATGCATTGTACGAGAAATGCAATGATGAAATGAGAACCGAGTTCGAGGATAAATATGGGACACCATTGTTGTATAAAGACGGCGTAGGGCAATACACATGCGACAATCAATTATTAACCGAATTTGTTTGTAAATATGATTGTATAAAACAACTGAAAATGAGCGATAAAACATTGGCAAAGGCGCTGGATAAAAATATAATGTATAACAATTGCTATTTTCGAATGATTGGCAGTAGATTGAAATGCCGAGATTAAACCGCAATTATTTGACGAATTCATCATTAAATAATTTGTAGACTTTTATTAAAAAACTTATACACCTTTTCTCATTTACTACGAAGTGAAACGCCGATTTTTCACAGCACATTGGCACCGATGTCTTTCAGATAATTCATATTTCGATTGAAACCGGTTGGACAATAATATTTTTTTCACTTTTATTTGGGTTTGTTCTTGTTTTTTGACCCACAAAAACAAAATGAAAAATATTATAATTTTATAAAAAATAAATTAAAAAAATGATTCCTTTTTTACTAATTTAATAATTATATTAGTATAATTTAATATTCGTTCAATGTCGGAACCATACCAAAATATAATTTATAGTTTAGTAAGAGCTAAAGAGTCAAACTTCTTTACTGAAGAGAATTTTTATATATTGCGTTGGCTCTA